GTACAACCCATACTAATTCTTTGCAAGGGTGATTTAAGTTAAGTTTAATTTTGTTAGACGATGAACCGACCGATTCGTCACCGGTGAACTGTAGCTGTTCAATTAAGTATTCATGGGGGTTCTGTGCCATGCGACGACGTTCATCGGTATCTAAGAAGATGTAGTCAACGAATAGCGAGGCAGCAGCGAGAGACTGTTTGTATGCTTCTGTTACTTTTTTACCAGTGGAGTCTAACCCATCAACAGCCCATAAGCATTCTTCGATGTTACGGATGTCAAGATTAATTTTTACTTCATGATACTGTAGAGCAATTAAAGGTAGCGCTAGGCCGGGATTGCGACAGTACCAGAACTGTAAGGGAACGTATAAAGTGGTTTCGGGCAGGGCATTACGGGGGGCACATACTTGACGGATGCTGTCGGAGGCACAGGGACCGTCAACAGCAGCAAAGGTGGGGTCGCAGATATATGTTAATTGGGTGGTATTACCAATCATTTTGTAGTAACCACGTTCCTGTTCTTTCGATAGGGTTAGCTGATTCCAGATATGCATCCAGTCGCCATACTGACGGTCAATGCGCTGACCACCAATTTCGACTTCAACCTGTGAGATTAGCTGTTCGCCGGGGAAATCTAACCATCTAGCATATACAGATTTGCCCGTATCTAAACTTTGATCAATTTCAGGTAAAGTTATCTGTAAATAAGTACGGTAAGCTAAATCACCATTGCGAGATATAGTGCAAGTTACACGGCGACCAAAATCAGCTTGACCATTGAAAGTTTGCTCGATTGATTCCATCGCGAAATTAGTGTGACGACGGTATGTAACTTTCCAGAAAGTGATTTGGGGATTACCAGTTAGATAAACATCTTGGGCGCCATAGGCGACTAATTGCATAAGTCCTCCAGCCATTTTTTATAATATTGGTAAAGAAAAAAAAATTTAAATATTTAATTTAATTATTAAATTAATATATAATTTACTTTTTTGAATATAAAATTTAACCTATATTAAGATACAAATAGTTATATAATGAGTAAATCAATAGAAAAAAATATAACATTAGACAAAAAACATACTGAAATGTTAGAAGAATTTAAATATAATGAAGAAATATTAATTCCTAAATTAAAAGAAGAAATTGATAGATTAAATAAATTCCTAAATAATAGTAAGAATAAAAAGAAAATAGAGAAAATAGAAATAGTAGAAAATAAAATAAAAGAATTAAGAAATCAAATAAATAATTTAGAGAGAAATCGTAAGGAATATTATTTAAATAATTCAAAACATATATTTGAGTATTTTGAAGAAAAAAAAAATATAACAAATAATTCTAATGATAGTATATCAAATAATAGTATATCTAATAATAATAAAATAGATAATTTTTTTTTTACAAAAACATTAACATTAGATATTAGTAATGAAAATTCAAATATAATTGATAAATATTTTTATAATATTAATAATTCTTATTTAAATTATGATAATTATTGTTATGAATCAGATGTATGTAAATATTGTAATAAAGGAGAGATGGTTTATTCAGAAACAGATGGAATATGTGTATGTAATAATTGCTCAAAAACAATAAAATATTTAATTGAAAATGAAAAACCATCATATAAAGAACCCCCAAAAGAAGTATGTTTTTATGCATATAAAAGAATTAATCATTTAAGAGAGATATTAGCACAATTTCAAGCAAAAGAAAGTACACATATACCAAATGAAGTATTTGATAACATAAAAAATCAAATAAAAAAAGAAAGATTAAATATAAAAGATTTAACAAATAAAAAAACTAAAGAAATATTAAAAAATTTGGGTTATAACAAATATTATGAACATATACCATTTATAAAAGATAAATTAGGTATAAAGCCACCAGTAATGACGCAAGAATTAGAAGAAACCTTATGTAATTTATTTATGGAAATTCAAAAACCTTACTCAAAGTATTGTCCGAAAGAGAGAGTAAATTTTTTAAATTATTATTATACATTATATAAATTGTGTGAATTATTAGGAGAAGATAAATTTTTACCTTATTTTCCAATGTTAAAGGATAGAGAGAAACGTGTGGAACAAGATATAATATGGAAATTAATATGTGATGATTTAGATTGGAAATATATACCAACAATTTAATATAAAGTATTAAATTATATAATTAAATTTAATATAAAGTATTAAATTATATAATTAAATTGAATATTTTATATTAATTAATGGATTTTTTTTGTTTTTTTTCTTCGGGTTCTAATTTAATTATTACAGGAATAAACCCAGATTCATTTTTTAATGATTCTTCATATATTTCAAAAATTCTAAATACTGTACCTGGTTCAGTTTTTAAATTTTTTTTATTTTTTACTATATTAAACCTATCTAATAAATTCATATAATTTAAATAATTAATACATATTTAAGTTATTTTAAATAAAAAATATAAATATTTTATTTTAATTAATTAAAATAAATGAGAGAAGTTAATTTTAATAATTCAACTAGACCAACATGGAAAGAATATTTTAAACAATTAGTAACCTTAACATCTACTAGATCATCGTGTGAAAAATTACATGTAGGATGTATATTTGTAAAAGATAATAGAATAATAGCACAAGGTTATAATGGTTATCTGCCAAATAATAAACATCAAGCAATATTTAAAGATAATCATAATATAGCAACTATTCATGCAGAACAAAATACAATAGCAGATTGTGCAAAAAGAGGTGTAAGTTCAGATGGATGCACTGCATATATAACTCATTATCCATGTTATAATTGTATGAAATTATTAGTAGTATCAGGAATACATGAAATAAATTATATAGATGATTATAATAATGATAAATTAGTAGAAGATATAGCTATGAAAAATAATATAAAAATAAATAAATTAGATTAAAAACACGGTGGAAATTACTCCGCATCATATTTTTATAGAAATATTATTTATAATTTTTACTAAAATATAAAAGACTGTAGCAAATAATGAACTATTAAATAAATGTCCATAAAAGTTAGGATTAGCATCAGGATTAAATAAAAGTGGAAATAATTTTTTTATATTTTTTTTAAAAATAGGCAATTGAAATAAGAAATATAAAACAGATACTAATAATGGTAATTGAAATTCATTATAAAATTTATCTATATTATCTAAATTATTTTGTTTAATATTATTTTGTGAAATTAAATCTTGAGTAGTTTCATAATTTTCAACATAATTTGTTTTTTCACTATCAGGAATATAATTAGGTTTTATTTCAACATCATTATTTATTTTTATTGTATCATTTGGAATATCTCTACTTGGTAATGTTGTAACGCCGGACATATTAGCTTTTTGTAATTGACTTATTAATTCATTATAATTAGTTTGATCATTATTTTCTACAGAATTAATTTGGTTTATAACAGGATTAGGCATTTGTGACGTAGATTCACTTATATTAGGATTTTTTTCAAAAATAATATTATTAGTTGAATTGTTATTTTGAATAGAATTATCATTCAGATTAGATGTAATATTACCAGGTAATTTAGATATAGATGTAGAACCAGAATTTTCTTGCATAATAAATATTTAGTATATTATATTAAATATTTATAGTGAAAGTTACGCAAAGTTAATAATTTTTTTATTATTTTTGCATGTTGTTGCTTTTTCTCTCATAATATAACATTCATTATTATTAGAATCAAATGAAAATATTTTGTCTCTAATATTATTTTGTTCAGGTCCAATAAATCTATAACAATTTTTTCCTTCACAATATTTTCTAAATAAGCTAGCTAGCCCTAAACCTAAAATAACTGATAATATAAATCTACCACGATCAGTATATAAAATATTATTCATAGCAACACTTAATCCTTTTCCAATCATATATATTATATAATATATTTATTGAATAGGAATATTATTTATATCGGATTTTTTTGAAGGACAGGTAACTTTTTCCATAGAATATTCAAAACAATTATTAGCTTTATCTTTGTATTGTAT